GCCGCGCCGGACACCGAGCCTGCCGCCGCAGCGGCCTGCGCCGTCGCGCTGACGGGCACGGCTGCCGGGGGCGTGGCAGGCGGCTGGGCAGGCGGCTTGCCCGTGGCGAAGGCCGAGGTGGCGGCGCAGAGGGTGGCGAGCAGGGCGACGGCGAGGGTGCGTTTCATGTTTGTTCCTTGGAGGGTGCAGTCAGTGTAGCAGATGCTGTCGCTTGCGCAAGCGCTTGGCGCCAGGCCAGAAGCAGTGTCTTGTTGTCCGCTTCCAACTCCGCGATGCGCGCGGTTTGCTCCTCGGCCAGCTTGACCAGGGAGTCTTTGGACCACGAGTGAAAGTCAGCCATTTCGGTTCTTCATGTACTCAAGCAGCAAGTCCTGAACCTCGCGTTTGGAATGCATGCGGTCGATGACAACCTCGTCCACCGTGTCGCGGGCCACGATGTTGTAGACGAAAACGGGGCGCTCGTGGCCGGCCTGCTTCTGCCGCATCGGCCCGATGCGCTCGAGGATCTGCTGGCGCTCCTCCAGGTTCCACCAGTGCCCGAAGTAGACCAGGATGTTGCCTCCGTCCTGTAGGTTCAGACCGTGGCCCGCCGAAGCCGGGTGAGCCAGTAGGATCGGTATCTGCCCTGCATTCCAATCTTCGATGGTCTGGGGCGAAGCATCAAGCTGCCGGGCTTCCGGGAAAGCGGCCTGAAGACGAGCGAGATCGCTCCTGAAGTGGTACGCAACCAGTACCGGGGCACCAGCTGCCTCTTCGACCACCGACCGGAGGGCTTCGATCTTCTCATCATGCGTCACCACCCACTCTGTGTTGGAGTCGCCCACGTAGGCCGCGCCGTTGGCCATCTGCAGGCACTTGATCGTCTTGGCTGCCGCGGCGAAGGCTTCGATGTCGTGGCCCTCGAGGTGCGTGAACATCTCGCGCTCCATGTCGCGGTAGTGCTTGCGGGCCTTGGCCGGGAGCTCCACCTCGACGGTGCGCACGATCGGGTCGTTCAGGTCGAACCAGTCCTTCGGGTCCAGCGTGAGGCAGATGTCACGCAGGCGATCCTGAATCTCGGTCTGCGAGTGCGGGAAGACAATACGCTTGACGAAGGTCTTGTGCGCAGTGACCGCGTCCTTCGCGCGCTGGTAGCCGAACCACCGGTTCTCGAAATCGCTATAGGAACGGCCGAGTCGATAGCCTCCGTCTAAGAACCACGTCTGCCCCCACAGGTCGTTCAGGCCGTTCGGCGCCGGCGTGCCGGTGAGGTTGATCCAGCGCTTGACCTTGGAGTGCGCGACGTTGCTCAGGGCCTGGGTGCGCTTGCCGCCCTGCTTGATGCGGAAGTTCTTCAGGCGCGTGGACTCGTCGGCCACCACCATGTCGAACGGCCAGTGCGCGCCCAGCGTGTCGACCAGCCACACGAGGTTGTCGTAGTTGATCGTGAAGATGTCGGCGCTGGCCTGCAGCGCGGCCCGGCGCTCCTCGGCGCTGCCGATGATCGGTTGCACCCGCAGGTGCGCAAACTGCTCCCACTTCTCGGCCTCGCCAGGCCACGTCGACCGAGCCACGCGCAGTGGGGCCAGGATCAGCGGCCGCCGCGCGAGGCCGGCGAGCAGCAGCGCGTCGCACACGGCGAGCGTGCTGCTGGTCTTGCCCATGCCCATGCCAGCCCACAGCGCGCAGCGGGGGTTGCTGATCGCGTGGTCGATCATGATCGACTGGTAGGGGTGCGGAGTGAACGGTCTCATGGGTACGGTTTGGTCAGCGGCGTCTTCTTGCCATCGGCGCTCCGGCCTCGGGTCTTGTACCCTGCCAGCTTGAAGCAGTAGCCGGGGTTTGCGCTGTTCACTTTCTTGTCCCAGACATAGGTGATGAAGCCGTCAGGGCCGATGTCGTAGCCCTCGGCGAGAAGCATCTGTTCCGCTTCAAGGATCATCGCCGACGAGACGTACGCCAACGACTCGTTGCGGAAGATCGTGCACGTCCACCCGTCAAGACCGTTCATTGCCTTGATGCCGCTCTTTGGGTCTGGGCGCCACCAGCCAAAAACGGCCGCCTCGTCATCGCTCAGCAGGATAAGCGTTTGGCCTGGCGGCATGAACTGGGGTGACCCCACTTTGCGACGAGAGTAGTGCCGGTCGGCCAGTGCTGCGGAGCGCGGGTCGAACTTCGTGACTTTGGCCCAGCAACTCACAGCGGAGGCAGCCACTCGTTCAACTGCGCTTCGGTCGAGACCACGAGCACGGTGCAGCCCGCGGCCCGCATGCGCTGGTGCTCTCGGGCCTGCGCTGCGCTGGGCTTGCCGCCGGGGGCCTTGGTCTCGACGAAGGGGTGCGTGTTGTGGAGGTCATCGCGCCACACCATGTCGCCCCACAGCACCAGCACGTCCGGCGCGTTCCGTCGGCCCAACCAACTAACAGCGCGGATCTCGCCGCCGTAGGCCTCGACTCGCGCCTTGAGTTTCTTGCGCAGATCGCCTTCAGCTGCCATTCCAGATGCCTCTCGGTTTCTCAAGGATCGATCGCAGCGAGTTGTCCACGCGGTCGATCAGTTCGAAGTGGTCGGGGTTCACGCACAGCGGGTTGCCGCACAGGTGCTCTACGGTCTCGTGCTCAGGGTCCAGCGCGCGGCCTTCGACCACCTCGGCCATGGCGCGGTGCGCGCGCAGCGACACGTGCCGCCCTTCGATGCGCACGTTGACCTTGCCGTAAGGCCAGCGCTTGCCGTCGGTACAGCCTGTCCAAAGCCAGCAGCCGCACTCGTTCTGGTCGTCGGGCTTCTCGCTGTTCGCGATCAGCCTCTCGTACATGCTGGCGTAGACCTTAACCATTGTGATGCTTCTGCCGCAACTTGTAGTTCGTGAGTTCGTTGGGCATCTTCAACTCTTTGCCCGCACTCTCGACCGTCACGTAGTTCTTGCCGCAGCCCATGCACGTGCGTCGGCGCCACATCTCATCTTCGCTTCGGCGTGTCTCGTAGACGGGCTGTTTGCGCTGACTGCCGCAATGCGGGCACTTCACGGTCGGCCTTTCGCTTGTTCTTCCTTCAACTTGTTCTCCAGGCTTTCGACGTAGGCCCGGAGCGACTTGTTGTCGGCCAAGAGTTCCCGGCAGCGTGCCGATAGCCAAAGGCACTCGTCACGCGCCTCGGTTTTCGCCTTGTTGAAGGCTTCCTTGACTTTGTGGGCCGTTGCATTGATGCGGTACTCCGTGGTGGAGTCGTACATGTTGTTCATTCCGGCACCACCTCAAAGTCGTCAGGGATCACGCACACGTGCTTGCGGCTGTTGGACGCGTTGAACAGCGCGCTGGTCTTGCTGCCGTCCTGGCTGTAGTGGTCGCCCCAGTACACCGCGGCTTTGCAGTCGCGGCACGGGAAGAAGTCCTGCTCCTCGTCTTCGCGTTCGAAGATCTGCTTGGCTGGATTGAAGTGTCTGCTCATGTCATTCCTTACGATAACGGTAGCAACTGAAGCCCGCCGCAGCGAGCGGCAGTCCCTCGTTCCATCCGAGATTGGAGCACATGATACACGCCAGCTTCTCGGCTGTGTACTCCTCGCTGTCGGGCACTTCCGTGACGAATTCGTCGTGCACGTCCAGCACCACCGCGTACCCGGCGTCCTCGACCAGCGGCAGGCATTCGAACAGCTGGTCGCACGCGACTGCCTGCGTCCAGTTCTCAAACAGCTTGCCGCCGTAGGTGTAGACCTTGCCCCACTGTCTAGAATACTGGGAGAAACCGGTGTAGTAGATCTTGCCGTCCTCGGTGATGCCGGGGTTCGGGTAGCACAGCGCGCGGCCACTGGGCAGTGCACACCGCAGCCAGGCGCCGTCGCGGCGCACCTTGACCTTGCGGCATTGGAAGGTGACGCTGGGGTTGCGGATGGCCTCGCGCACCGTCTCCTCAATCTCCTTCCAGTAGGACGAGATCGCGGGGTGGGCCGCGCGCCACAAGCGCTTGATGGCGTCACACGCAATGAAGGTCTTCTCGCTCAGGCCGTAGCGGGCCTTCAGCTTGGCCGCAGACCACTGCTCCAGCAGCGCGTCGTGCTCGGCCTGCGGCACTTGGTCGTTGAACTTCCGGCTGAGAGCGAGGTACCGCTTCTCGTGCTTCTTGTTCTCGGTCTCGTACAGCCATTGCAGGAACTTCGCGGCCTCGTCCTTCGCCCAGTCAGCCAGCACCGGCCACACCTGCTCGGTCATCTTGTTCAGGTCGATGCCGTAGGTGGCCGCTCCGGTGAGCCACGCGCCGACGCCACCGCCGTACTGGAACATGAGCTCCTCGACCTTGCCGATCTGGCGCTCGGGGCCCTTCTTGGGCACGTCGGCCGGCGGCACGTTGAACGACTTGGCGTAGGCGAGGATGTAGAGGTCGGTGCCCTCGCCGCTGTCGAAGTGCCGGAACGCGTCCAGCTTCCACGCCTCGCCGGCCAACCACGCGGCCACGCGGCCTTCGATGTTGGACAGGTCGGACACCACGATCTTCTTGCCCTCGCCTGCCACGATCGCGCCGCGGATCGTGTTCGACATGGCCAGCATGACGTTGGGGAAGACCATCTCCAGGCCCTCGAGGTCGTCTGCCTTGAGCCGGTCGATGGCGTACTCCACGAGTTCGTGGCTGAGCGTGGGCCGCGGCAGGTTGCCCGGCTGGAACATGCGGTGCGCCTCGCGGCCGGTGCGCCCAGCGCCGCGGAACTGCATGGTGCCGCGCAGCCGGTGGTCGCTGCTGACGCCCTTGAGCAGTGTCTTGAACTTCGACACCGAGTTCATGGATGCCTGCAGTCGGATCCGCAACAGGTCCTTGATGAACTCGGGCAGGTCCGGGTCGTCCACGCGCCGCTCAAGGGTGTCGGCTTTCATGTCGGGCAGGTCGACGCCGTACTCGGCCATCAGTGGCCCCAGAAAGTCCATGAAGGCGTCGCGCTGGGTGGCTGAGTTGACGTCGCCGTCGGTGGCGGTGTGCACCGCCTCGGCCAGCTTGGCCTGCACGCGCGCAGCCATGCGCACGGCAGCCTGCGCCAACTCGACGTCGACCGCGAAGCCGCGGTAGTTGACCACCAGATCGCGGTGCCACAGTTCGATCTGCTTGCCCTTGTAGTTCCACGAGGGCATGAGCCGACGCGCCTCGCGCATCGTGGTGATGTCGCCGCCGGCGTACTCGATGAACTCCTGCCACTCGGTCGGGTGCGTGTCCTTGGTGGCGCGCGATCCGTCGGGCCGCGGCTTGCAGAACAGTTGCACGAGCGCCTTGCCGCGCTTGAGCTTGCGCTTGTCTTCGTGCAGGTTCAGCACCTCGCCCAGCTTGTCCAGCGAGCCTGGCAGGCTGTGCGCGAAGGCCTGCACCATGGTGTCCCGCCAGCGCGACATCGGGATGCGATCGAGCACCGCCGGCAGCGCACGCTGCAGCACCACGAAGTCGAACATGCCGCCGTTCTGGAACCAGACCAGCATCTCCGGGTCGTCGATGATCTCGCTGAGTTCGTGCGGCAGCACGCCCTCGAGCAACGGCCGGCTGACCCAGCACTCGGCCAGATCGTCGATCCAGTGCAGGCTGCTGTTGACCAGGTCCCACACGTAGATCGTGCTGTCCTCCGCGCAGAAGGCCCAGAGCATCACCTCGGCGGCCTCGGCGTAGATGTGCGTGCCGTTCTTCAGCGGTGTCGGGCTGAAGGTCTCAAGATCCATGAAGGAATCAGACACCGACCACCTCCAGTTCGACGATCTCCATGTCTTCGCGGCGGCGTTCGACCGGCGGCTTCATCGGCACGGGATCTCCGTCGACGGTGTAGTAGCCCGTCTCCCAGTCTCCCTCTTGGTGGGTGCCCTGTTCCCACGCGCCTCGCAGCCACGCCGTCAACGCGTTGCGCGCCGACTGCAGCGTGAAGAAGATGCGAGGGTTGGCGTCGTGGTACTTCTCAGCGCCGTACTCAGGATGCACGTAGCCGGGGTTCCAGTGAGACCACCCGCGGGGGCTACGGCTCATGCGCGATGGCATCCACGTGTTCGTCGGCTTGTGCTTGATGGACCAGACCTTCATCGTTGCTCCTCTTGCATTTTGGTGATGGCCTCTGCTCTGTTCAGCCAGCAGGCAGGAATCGAACCGTGAGCCCCAGGAATTCAACCAAGGCCATCACCAAAATGCCCCGCCGCAGCGGGGCACCCGATCACGACAGATCGTCGGCCTGAGCGCCGTCGGCGATCTCGCCGAAGTCGTCGGCGTTCGGGGCTGCGCCGCCACCGAAGGCGTCACCGTCGCGCACGCGCTGGATGCCCAGCAGCGTGGCGCGCAGGCCCTTGCCGGCCTTGTTGTCCTGCGCCCAGATCTCGACCTGCATGTTGACGAAGCAGCCCGAGTAGACGCGGCCGGCCTTGCCCTCGTAGATCTCGTTGTTGGCCTTGTAGATCGGCGACTTGTCGTTGTCGAAGACGATCGGCCGGCCCTTGTCCTCGGGACGGTGCGCGGTGAGCGCCCAGTGCCCCTGGTAGCCGTCGTACTCCTTGCGCTTGCCGTCGATCCAGCAGCAGCCCTTGGGGTCCACGATGATGTTCTCGTAGTGGGTCTCCCACTTCTTCTCCCACTGCGCGACCGCGGCGTCCTTGAGCGCCTTGTCGATCTGTGCCTTGAGGGGGCTGCTGGCGGGGACCAGGGCCGTGGCCGACCAGCGCCGCTTGTCGGTGTCCTTGGTCTTCTGGCCGCCGAAATACTCGGGGTCGCCGAGCGTGAGAAAGCTGCAACGCACGTCGTTCAGCATCAGCTTGATACCCATGGAGATTGTCCTTTCAGTGGGTGGTGGGAGAAATCAGAAAGTGGAGGGTTGAGCGATGCCGCGGATCACGGCCATGAAGCCCTGTTGCAGTTGCGTCGCGCCGATGCTGACCCAGCGCTGGTCGAGCGTCGGCATGCCGTCCACTTGAACGGCGCCGGCGGGAACGCCGAAGCTGGTATTCGCGTGCGTGCGCAGCTTCTCGATGTAGGCGCCGCAGGCCTCGGCCAGTGCCTTGCCCTCGTTCATCAGCGCCACCTCGGCCTCGCTGAGTTGACGGTAGCCCGTGATCTTGGGCTGAGTGAAGGTTTCCATCGTGTTCTCCTAGACGAGATCGCAGCCGTCATCGACCGCGGTGAAATCCGAAGCGTCCGGCTTCGTCGGCTTGTAGGGCTTGGTGATCGCGTTCGCCGGCTTGACCGACGGCTTGGGGTCGCTGCGCACGACGAGGGCCTTGAGCGACGTCCACTGGCGCGGTCCGATCAGCGGCTTCTCGGTGCTGCCCTTGGGCACCTTGGTCATCTCCTCCAGCTGGGTCGGCGACTTCAGCTTGAGGTTGTAGACGTCCTCGGTGGACAGGCGCATCTTCTTGCGCAGCAGTTCCTCGATCTCCTCGCGGTCCTTCCACTTGCGCGGGCCCTGGCGGCCGAGTTCCAGACCGAAGCCCGGCACCTCCTGGTCGAGCAGCAGGCGGCGCTCGACCTCGGCGCGCACGGACTTGCACCAGTCCTCGATGAAGCCCGTGGCCTTCATCTGGACGGACAGGTCGACCGGCTTCGTGTCGTGGTCGACCGGGAAGACGCCCTCCTGCTCCGCGATGATGCCGAACTCCTCGCCCACGACCTTCTGCACCTGGCGCGCGGCCGCCGGGCACGTGGCCATGGCGCGGCAAAACGCGCAGTCCTGCTCGTTGGGGTTCGGGTGCAGGAACGTGCGCTCCCACTCGGCCTGGTCGATCTTGCCGTGCGACTCCTCGGCCACGCGCACGCTGGCGGCCTTGGAGCGGGCCAGCGTGGCGAACTTCTCCAGGTCCTCGAGGCTGCAGGTCCACTCGCGCATGCCGCCGGCGTACACCTTCGGTTGATAGATGCCGAGCCGAATGGTCTTGATACCGCGCGCTCGAGCGGCTTCGAAAATGGCGTTCATACGAGATCGCACTCCTCTTCGTCCTTGGGTGCCGCGCCGACCGGCACCTGATCGCCGTCGGCGAGCATGGCCAGCACGCCCAGCGCGTAGAGCATCAGCTGGCTGTTCTCCTCGACCACCACCGGCGTGTAGCCGGTCTTCAGGTCGATCAGCACGAGCTCGCCGGCGCGGTCGTCCACGATGATCGCGTCGGCCGTGCCGAACGAGTCGGGCAGCTGCACGAACTCGCTGAAGTCCACGCGCTTCTCGATGTGCACCTCGTTGCCGATGCCGATCACGCGCACGGTGTCGACGTAGCCTTGCACGAGTTCGGCCATCTCGTCCGTGAACTCGACGAAGCGTTCCGGCTCGCCCTCGTGGTGCACGGGGATCTCCATGCCGATGTACTTGGTGGCCTGGTAGTGCATCGTGAGACACCGGGCCGCGATGTCGTGCATCGCAGTGCCGTCGTCGCTGTATGTGTTCGACTTGTTCGGGATCGGCGCCTCGAGCGCGAGACTGCCGGGGCAAGCGAACCAGCGCTTGCTGCCGCTGGGTGAGAGTTTGGCGTGGGCTGTCACTTGTCGAGTTCCTTCATTCCGCTGCTGCTACGACCCAGAAGCCACCGTAGTAGCCGTTGTGCTCGTTGTGGCTTGCCATCGTGAACACACCGCGGTCAGTCTGCACTTCCAGGAATTGCACCTCGTGGTATTCCCCTTCGGTCTCAATGCCCGGCGCTTCTTTGAGTTCGGCGCCAAGCAACTTCGCGCCCACGAAGTCGGCCAAGTTGTCGTCGGTTCGCATGTAGCGAAGCTCGCAACAGCTTTGACCTTCGTCGCTCAACTTCATCTTCGTGCCGTCGTCGAATTCGAAATGCAGTGCATCATCATCGCCGAGCCGCAGCGCGGAAATAGTCTTACCCACTGCGCCGGTAAACGCGGTCACCGAATCGGCGTTACCTCCAAGCATTCCGAGCATCACACCCATTCCAACTTGCTCCATCTCACTTCCCTTCAGCACGCGCGCACGCGCGCACGCCAGCCAGTAGGCGCGGCACACGCGGTGCGGTGCGTAGGTGCCGCGGTGGTGCGCGGCGGTGAACCGCCACCCGGCCGCCAGGATGGCAGTCGAGATGGCAGTCAGCTTCACGACAGGTCGGCCGCCGGTGCCAGCAGCGCGTCGATCTTCTCGCCGAAGGCCGCGTACTGCTCGGGCTTCAGTTCGCTGCCCTTCTTGGCGCCGAACTCGGCCAGCAGCGCGACGACGCCGTCACGGTCCTTCTTGACGCACGCCGCGATCTTCTCGGGCAGGCCGGTCTTCTCATACGGGACAGCGGTCTGGGCGGTGTCCGCAGAAGGCTTGGTATCGGCAGCCGGCTTCTCGGCGGCAGCGGGCTTCTCGGCCGTCTTCTCGGCCTTCGGCTTGGGGTCCGGCTTGACCGAGCTGGGCGTGTCGGTCTTGGGGCTGGTCTTGCCGGCCAGGAATGCAGTGGCTTCGTCGATGTTGGCGAAGGTCAGTTCGATCTTGACGGTCATGATCACCTTTCAGTGGCGGGTTGGGGAAAGAGGGCGGCCAGCTTGGCCTGGTGGTACCGCAGGTCGCGAATCACGTCAGCGAGCCAGCACTCCACTGCGTACGTTTCTTCGGCGCCCAGGTCGTTTGCGTCGAGTTCACGCGCGATGTGCGCCAAGACGAACTGAAGTCGACGCACGCACCGCTCGTGGTACCAGCGGTAGAGTCTGCGGTGAATTGCAAGCAGCATGTTTGTCTCGCTCTGTTGGGGGTAAATGTAGCACACGCTCCACCAGGCCGTCAAGAACTATTTGCAGAAAAAGACGCCCACGTCTTAGGTGGGCGTTGCCGGCAACTGCATGGCTGGCGAAAGCGGTGGGGAGAGGAGACAAGGAGGAGACCCCACCGCGGGCTTGAGTCTACATGGAACACCTGCTACAGTGCAAGCATGAACCTCATCGATCTTACCCCCACACAACTCAAGCGCCTGGCTGCGCTGGCGGGCACCACCTACGGCACGCTGCGGCACGTCGCAGCCGGGCGCCGCGGGATGAGCTCCGAGGCCGCGATCCGCGTCGAGCGGGCCGCCAAGCGCATGGGCAAGGACGTGCGCCGCGAGACCCTGAACGCAGGCTGCGAGTCGTGCGAGTTCGCCAAGGCCTGCAGGAGAGGGAAATGACAGACATTGTGCAGAGGCTGCGAATGGAGCGCCGAGCAACGGCTTGGCGTCGTGGACTTGACTGCGACTTCCCGACAGCATTTGAGCAACACCCGCTGTGCCAAGAAGCCGCCGCCGAAATCACTCGCCTTCGTGCTAAGGCTGAGGCGCTGAGGAAGGCGCTGCGTGAGGTTATCGCCGAATGGGAGGCGTTGCCGGGTGGCAGGCACTACGAAGCTTTCGAAATTAGCCGGTGGCTTTCCGACAAGATGGGACCGAGCATTGATGGCGCACGCGCCGCCATCGACGCAACTAAGGGGACGACATGACCGACACGAGACAGCCTCTGCAGGCGTCAACGATGAAGCGCGGCGGCCGGTACAACTGGAAGAACCAGCCCGAGCGGCTGATCTACCTTGGCCGCAACTGGAGCGGAAACGGCTTCTGGCACCAGTTCAAGAAGATCGGCGACCCGCGCGAAGTGTGGTGCGAGGTCTTGGACTCCGAACTGCACATGCTTGAGGAAACCGAGGGAGAGCAGCGATGACCGACACGCGACAGGCGCTTCCGCCAAATGGTGAGCCGCTGCATCCCGAAGAGTGGAGCGCAGGGTACGAACAAGGCTTTGCAGACGCCCTCTCCGCGCAGCCCGTGGCGGGAGCAGTGGCGACCGATGAGACTGGATGGCTGATCGAGCACTCAGGAGAGATTCTGCCGGGAGCGGAACAGCGCGCCCAAGTCAGTTGGCTTCGCGTGCAGATGAAGTTCAACGGCTACGGCGCTCGCGAGTTTGGGTTCACGCACGACGCCAACGAGGCTCTGCGCTTCTCTCGCAGAGAGGACGCTGAAGCTGTGCTCGCTATGCACCTTGGAGCCAGCCCTCCTGACTGGTACAGCAAACCATTCAGCGTCACCGAGCATATGTGGCCTGCCGCCTCCCAAGCACAAGCAGCACCAGCGCCCGAGCCGAGCGCGCAGGGCGAGCCCGTGGCGGGAGCAGTGGCTACCGAGCCCAGCGAAGAGATACAAGAATTGCGCGCCCAAGTTGAGGCGTGGCGGAAGCGGTGCGAAACACTCACAAATCAGGTGATCTGTTGCGGCGTTGCTGCTAGGCATCCCGATGCAACGCTGACAACGCGAGGGGCCTACGCGGGCAAGTGGAACAGCCCTCAAGCCGAAGAGGTGCGCAAGTTGCGTGCGGAGCGTGATGCTTTGCTCGCCGCCTCTCCCCAGCCCGCGCCGAGCGCGCAGGCTGTGGCGCACCCATCGCATCAGACCGTGCGCGAGTGGATGCCGGTCAGCGAGGCACTGAGGCTGTCCGACCTGTGGACTGCAGGCGATCTGGACAACTGCGGGCAATGGCGCGCAGCGATCAAGGTTCTAGCCGATGAAGTTCGTGCTCTCGCCGCCTCTCCCCAGCCAGCCGAGCCGAGCGCGCAGGGCGAGCCAGTGGCGACCGTGACTGAGAAAATGGTGACGGCCTACCTCACTGCGAATGACGCCTACTGGAAGCGCATCGACGGTGAGCCGACGAAGATTGGCAAGTGGCGCAACGGCACGCCGAGCGAGGCAACCCGCGTTTCGCTGATGGCTGCGCTCGCCTCCGCACCATCCATCCCACCGCATGCAGTGGTGGAGGCTGTGCCGCTGGAGGTTGACTACGATGCGTTGATCGCCGCCGCGTTCAAGCTCCACCGCTACAGGCAGGGCACCGGGGCGTGCATCGCATTCAAGCACGGAGCCGAATGGATGCGTGAGCAGATGGAGCGCGGCATCGCCCCCAAGGCAGCGCAGGAGAAGACGTGAGCGCGCGAATCGGAGTTTCCCCTCTGACGGGGCGCATATTCCTTGGCCGCACCAATAGGGCCGGGGACGCTTTTGTGGGTGAGAAGCGAGATGTGACAAGCGATGTACTGCGCGCTTTGTTGGAGAAAGCAGAGTTCCACGGCGGAACCTTCGATATTGAAGGCGGCGGGAAGAAATGGTCCGTAACTGTCACTGAGCAGGCAGCGCAGCCGTAAGCAGCACTTGCTACATGCGCCGGGAGGCGCTATGCTGGCACCCCTGCCGCCAAGCATCATACAACCTCGAGACCACTGGTGATGGGCCGGACGCCGTAAGGCGACGGCTTGGCGGCCTTACCGGCCCATCGCCAGTGGTCTTTCGTCGTTTGGGGGTTTGATTGAACAAGTCCAAGATGCGCCGCGAGCGCAAGTTCAACCTGCAGCTGTACCGCAAGGTCCAGGTCGAGTACGCGAAGACGCTGCGCGAGATCTCGCGGCCGGTGGTCGTGCACCCGGATGTGGCCGCGGATCTTGCGGGCAAGAAGGTCAACTCGCAATGAGGTTTATCTGTAATTTCAGCTGTGGCGCCGCCTCGGCTGTCGCGACCAAGATGACGATCAACCAGTACGGCCTGTCGCACGAGGTGCTGGTCGTCAACGCGTACTTGGCGAGCGAGGATCCCGACAACCGCCGCTTCCTTGCGGATTGCGAGGCGTGGTTCGGTCGACCCGTCACCGTGGTGCGCGACTTCAAGTATGGCGCCGACGCGTACGAGGTGTTCCGCAAGCGGCGCTACACCAAAGGATTGCAGGGCGCCGCGTGCTCCCGCGCGTTGAAACGGGACGTGCTCGACTCACACTTCCCGTGGTCGCCTGAAGACACCACCGTGCTGGGCTTCACTGCCGACGAGCAGGACCGCTTCGACCGCTGGATCGACGCCAACCCCGAAGCCCGCGTGATCGCCCCGCTGATCGACGCCAAGCTGGGCAAAGCTGACGTGCTGGCTATGGTTGATCGCGCGGGGATCCTCCTGCCGAAGATGTACCGGTTGGGCTACCACAACGCCAACTGCATCGGGTGCGTGAAGGGTGGCGCGGGCTACTGGAACAAGATCCGCCGCGACTTCCCTGAGAAGTTCGAAGAGATGGCCCAGGTCGAGGAGTTGATCGGGCCGACCAGCTACCTGTTCCGGCATCGCTCAGGCCCTCTCAAGGGCAAGCGCTTCTCGTTGCGCGAGTTGCCGCCCACGATGGGTCGCTACGAGGACGAACCCGACATCTCGTGCTCCGCGGCATGTGAGTTTGTCGAGAGCAGTGACGCGTGGGACGAACTCCAAGAGGAGAACCTCTGGTCATGACCCGCCACCGGCACGCCTCGCCCCGCCGCATAGTCAACCCTCACACCGCGTGCTGTCTGTGCGCTTTCGAACGATAGGAGACCTCAATGTTCACTGTCGAAAAAACTGCCTCCACATACCAAATCAAGCTGTACGTCGCTGGTCCGATCGACGTGGCCAAGCAGATCCTGCGCGGTGAGTGCCTGCGCGAAGGCCTGTGCGTGACGATCGAGCCCACCGACTTCATCTACACCGGCGGCGAGGAGGCAGGCTACGTGGTCGGCCTGCTGAACTACCCCCGCTTCCCGGGCACGCCACAGCAGTTGTGGGAGCGCGCCCATCACATCGCCGAGTTGCTGGTCGGCGGCACCCACCAGCACTCCATCCTCCTCGTTGCGCCTGACACGACGCAATGGCTTTCGCGGCGCGCTCAGTGATGGCTGACCCAAACAACCCTCTGATCGCGGCGCTGCAGCCGCTGGTGCGCCGCGTGCGCACCGACGTCACGGCCATCAAGAGGGCTGACGGCAGCCGCTGGCGGGACCGTGAGCCCCTGACCACCGAGCGCCTGGCGGCGCACCTCAACGGCGGCCCGGCGCGCGGCGTGTGCCCGATCAAGGCCGGCGAGTCCGTGACCATGGTCGGCCTGCTGGACTTCGATAGCCACAAGGGCGAGGTGTCATGGGCCGAGATGTCGGCCGTGGTCGGTGCCGTGGTGGACACGCTCGAGATGGCGTGGGGCATGCACCCCGTGCTGTTCAGGAGCTCGGGCGGCAACGGCGTGCACCTGTACCTGCTGTGGGACGCGCCGCAGGACGCCTACAGCGTGCGGGTGTGGTTGCGCGGCGTGCTCGAGTCCGTGGGACTGAGCAGCGGCACGAAGGGTGTGATCCACCGCCAGGTGGAGGTCTTCCCCAAGCAGGACTCCGTGGCCATCGACGGTCTCGGCAGCCAAGCCATCCTCCCCCTGGCCGGCAAGAGCGAGTGGCTCGAGTGGGACGGGCTGGCCGGCTGGCTGTCGTCGGCCGACAGAGCCCTGCAGCCGGGGGACTGGGTGTCCTCGCCGGCTGTGCCGGTGGCCCCGCCCGACGAGAAGCGCCGATCCAGTGGCGTGCGGCCCGCCGGCGCGTGGACCAGTGCCCTCGACGCGCTGCTCAACGGCCTCGACGGCAGCGAGGGCCTGAGCTACGACGACTGGCGCAACGTGGTCTTCGCCATCCACCACGAGACCGGCGGATCCGACGAGGGTCTGGACATGGCTCAGGAGTGGTCGGCGCGATCGCCCAAGCACGACGAGGCGTTCCTCGAGGCCCGCGTGTGGCCGTACATCAAGGCCGGCGGTGGCATCACCGGCGGCACGATCATGAGCCTGGCAGCGCGACTGCACGGGTGGACCGAGCCGCTGAGCGGCGATGACTTCGAAGTGGTGCAGGAGGCACGGTATGGATCTGTTGCTCGTGGTGCTCAAGTTGCTGTGGCTGGCCGGGGTGCTGATCTGGTCGGCAGTGGTGCTGACGCTGCTGACGCTGGCGTGGGTGCCCCTGGCGGGGCTGATGCAGGTGCTGGTGCGCCTGCGTCGCGCGTTGCGCAAGCCGCCGCAGCCCTAGCCCCCGTCGAGCGCCGCGGCGTGCCTGCCGCGCAGCACCTGTGCACCGACCAGGCCAACGCGAACAGGCTGGTCAAGGCCTACGGCTCCCGGGTGCTGGTGGCAGCCGGCAAGTGGCACGCGTGGGATGGCGTGCGCTGGCGCTGCGACGAGGCCGACATCTACCGGTACGCCTGCCGCCTGTCCCAGATCGTGAAGGACGAGGCCAAGGCAGCGCTGGCCAAGGCACGGTCGTCGAGCCTCGCCGGCCAAGCCGCCGAGCTTGCCGGGCTGAGCGAGGACGAGGCCGCGGGCATGGTCGAGCAGGGCGGCGTCAGCGACAAAGCCGCCGCGATCGCCGAGGCGCTGGAGAAGTGGTCCTTGAAGTGCGAGATGAAGGGCACGATCGAAGCCGCGATCGGCCTGGCCCGCAAGATGCTGGAGGTGGATGCCGATCTCCTGGACCGCGATCCCATGCTGCTGAACTGCCGCAACGGGGTGGTCGACCTGAGGACCGGGGTGCTGCGGGGCCACCGGGCGGACGACTACATCACCAAGCTGGCCGACGTCGAGTACGTGGGCTGCGATAGGGGAGTGTGGAGCCAGCGGTGGGTGGATGCCGTGGCCCAGATCACGGGCGAGGCGCGCGTGGGTGAGTCTCAGCGGCACGTGGCCTCGTTCCTGCAGCGCTGGTTCGGCTACTGCGCCACCGGTGCCGTGCACGAGCAGGTGTTCGTCGTGCACTGGGGCGACGGCTCGAACGGCAAGTCCACGGTCATGGGCACCATGGCCCGCGTGCTCGGCGACTATGCCGGCACCGCCGCGCCGGGCCTCATGGCCTCGAGCGACAGATCCGAGCGCCACCCGACCGAGATCGCCGGCCTGCTGGGCAAGCGCATGGTGACCGCGCACGAGACGCGCGAGGGCGTCCAGCTGCGCGAGGACTTCGTGAAGCAGGCCACCGGCGACGACAAGATCACCGCGCGGTTCATGCGGGAGGACTTCTTCGAATTCACCCCCACCCACAAGCTGCAACTCCTGACCAACGCGAAGCCAGTGATACGTGGACAGGACCACGGCATCTGGCGCCGCGTCAACCTGGTGGCGTACACCCAGCGCTTCGGCACGGCCGAGGAGGTGGCCGCCGGGACCGCTACGGCGCTCA